TGGGACTGGGGCGAGCCAGGCGTACTGTTCATCGACACCATCAACCGGCGCAATAACCTCTGGTACTGCGAGACCATCGCAGCGACCAACCCCTGTGGCGAGCAGCCTCTTCCTCCGTTCGGCGCCTGCCTCCTCGGCTCCTTCAACCTGACCAAGTACATGCGCCGGGACCTGGTCGGCTGGTCGTTCGACTGGGATCTGTTTCGTTGGGACATTCCTGTCGTCGTCCGGGCGATGGACAACGTCGTGGACCGCGCCCTGTATCCCCTGGCCCAGCAGCGTGAAGAAGCCTGGTCCAAGCGCCGGATGGGTCTGGGCGTTACTGGCCTGACCAACGCAGCCGAGGCGATGGGGATGCTGTACGGTTCGAAGCGCTTCCTGGAATTCGAGGACAAGGTCCTGGCGGTCCTGAGTCACGGGTGCTACATGGCCAGCGCGGACCTGGCCGAGGACAAAGGGTCATTCCCGATGTTCGACGCCGACAAGTTCCTGGTCGGGGACTTCGCCAGGGAACTGCCCGAAGACGTACGCGACGCCATCGAGCGCAAGGGTCTTCGCAACTCCCACCTGACGTCGATCGCTCCGACCGGCACCATCTCGATGTGCGCCGACAACGTCTCCAGCGGCATTGAACCGGTCTTCGCCTACGAGACCACCAGAAAAGTCCACATGCCGGAAGGCCTGATCGAGGTCGACCTGCCCGACTATGGTTGGGGAGTATTCGGGGTCAAAGGCAAACTGGCCGCCGACGTCACTGCCCAGGAACACATCGACGTGCTGGCAACGGCGTCCAGACTGGTCGACTCCGCGGTCTCTAAGACCTGCAACGTCGACGGACGCATGCCTCGCGACCAGTTTGCCGGCCTGTATATCCAGGCGTGGGAACGAGGCGCCAAAGGGTGCACGACGTTCAACTCCGATGGGAAACGGATGGGCATTCTCATGGCGAAACCGGCCAAGGCCGACGAGCCCGAAGTCGTCGAAGGCGCTGCTTGCGCGTTCGATCCGGCGACTGGGCAGCGCGAGTGCGGATGACCGAAAAGCTTTCGGTACCAAAGCTTTAGGCGTCTCGGAGCCGATCAGACTCCGAGACGCCAAGGAAGCGCCAGCCAGCAACGGAGGGCGCGCCTAAACTGTACCTCCGGTCACGTCGTGAGTGGCGATGAGGCTTTCATCCTCATGGCCCCTCGCCTTGACTTTGAGGGTCTCACTCTCGCCGTAGCACCGACCAGTTGAGGTCTGGTAGAAGCCCGCCGAGACTATGGTGGTCTCAGACCCGTCTCTCCAGAAAAGCTGGCGAGTGTGAACGAAGACGTCTTTGTGGACCATCACCTTCGGGAAGATGATTGGCACCTCGAAGGCGGTCCGCCCTGGCGGCGCCACGCGGAACACGATGAACTTCATCTCGCTCATTTGACCAGCACCATGCACCAACCGATCATTCGGTCGTCCTTGTCCTTGCAGTAGTGGGCGTCGAAGCCCATGCCTTTCAGCATCTTGACCGCAGCCGCGTGGTCGATGCCGTTGATCCGGCACTTGACGGCAGCAGCTCCCTGGGGTTCTTGCTCCCAAGGGAACGGCAAGTCTAGGCCGCGGTTGAACGGGGCGGTCATGTACGTGAAGCCGGGGCGACGCGTACTGTCCACCTTTATCTCTTGTCCAGCGTGCTCGCGCATGAACTTGACGATCACGTCCGTGGAGAGGGTCGGGTTCTCGGCCATCCACTTGTGAGACAGTTCGATCTGATCCCGCACATGGACGCCGACGACGTTGGGTTGCGATGTCATTTGGTGCATAGCTCCGTCAACTGGTCAAACCAATGACCGCCTAAGTAAGCGCCGCTGGTCGCGCGAGCCATGCAGGCGAACTCGTTGTCCTTGCCTGTCACGCCGGTGATGCGCAGCATGAAGTTGTGCTCGAAGTGCTCCTTCTTGCGCGAGCACTTGACGCGGTCGATGATGACCATCGGCCCACGATTGATGTCGATGACGACGGTGTGCGGTTGCATCTACAGCTCCTTGATACGCGCCAGCATCACTGACCAGTCGTCAGTGGACAGCAGGTGATCCAAGTATTCCTCGTTTCCGTCCCACGAAGTGAGGCGGAACCGCTTCACGTCGTTGAGCTCTCGTCTGCCTTCGTCGGCGTAATCGACGAACAGTCGCAGCGCCACCTCGCCATCGAAGTCGCGACGCAGCGAAGGGCAGACGTCGTCGCCTTCCGTACCGTCACGCCACCCTTGCGGAAGGTCAGCAAGGTACTGCGGCGCATCGCCGTCGTGGTCGGGAAAGTAGTCCTTGAAGCGCGTACCCATCACACAGTCTCCGAGAAGCTGAACCCTTGACAGTAACCGGTCATTGAGAATGACCCAATGATGTACGGCTTTGAGGCGTCGCCGCTGATAGGGTGCAGCGGAAACAGTGCTGCATAGGCGGCGCGCGAGGCCTCGGTGTTGTGGTGGACGTTGCGCGTGCGCTTACGGTGCTCCATAAGCTCAGTCTCGCGCAGAGTCACCCAATGCTGTTCGTTCGCCATTAGCGCACCGCCACGTTGGCAGTGTACAGTTTGAACGCTTCGTCGGCGGGCATGCCGTTGAGGAAGGTGTAGGTGGGGTACTTGGCTTTGTACGCAGCGAGAACCGCCGCCTTGTCCTTGCCCTTGGGGAAGGTGGCGCCGAAGACGTTCTTCTCGTTGGGGCGCACATACATGACACTGCGCGACAGTTTGGACGCGAAGTTCTTCTTGTCTTGCGCAGCATACACTTCGCCGTGGCACCACGCCTCAAGGGAAGCCTTGAGTTCGTGCGTCGTACCGTTGCACTCAAATGTCTCGGAGGGGTGGTTTGCTTCAACCCACTTGTCGACAACTTCATACGCCGCATAGGCGTCTTTGCCGCCGTGGCAGTCATCCGGACCGCCGTGACCGTGGTTGGACACGTCGCAGACCTTCTTGCCGTCGGCGTAGAGGGTGGCGGTGTAGGCGGGGGTCTCTTCGCTGAGCGAAGCAAGGACCTTGATGTTCTTGAGTTCGAGTTTCATGGGGTAGTCTCCGTTGCTGATGAAGAAAGGATACGCTGGGTCCTCTCTTATGTACATGCCCTTTCCAACGTTTCTTGATGACGTATGGCTACGGATTGCTACGATGAATGAGGGTATGGAGCCAAGGCCAGTTATGGCACAGTTTGCCCATTGTTAGCTACGGAGACGGAAATGGCCCTGACCAAAGCCCAGCAGGCGATCGATACGCGCCGAGCTGCTGCCCTTGAAAGCCTGTCGCCGGGAACGGCCGCGACCCTGGCCAGGGCATATGATCGAGCCCGTGCGGAAGGCCGCGAGGTCATATATCAGCACGACGAAGAGCTGCACGCCAGATGTCTGAGCACGAACGAGCGCGCAGAGAAGCTTCGTTCAGCTCTGCGCGCTCGCGGTGTGACAGTCTTGGACTGCGTCGAGTAGCCTCGCCGAAACGGCCGTCAGGCTCGGTATTTATCCGCCCAGAACACCAGAAGCGCTCGCTCGCCATTGTCGTAGGTGAGGATGTGCGTGATGCTGTGTGAGCTCGGTCCCTTCATGTACGGGAACCGGCGGGCGAATGCGCCTGCGCTGAACACGTCGTCCAGGATGCAGGCGATGTGGTCGTGACCCTTGTTCACGGGGCGAGCCAGCTTCGTGAGCCCCTCGGTCGACCCGCGCGCGCCGTTCGGAGAGAGGTCTCCGTGCAGGCCGTTCTCCACACCGGCGACGACGTACGAGCCGTCCTCTTCCAGGAAGGTGAAGCCCGGCAGCTCGCCCTTCTGGCGGATCGCCCATTCGGTGAGCTTGAAGTCGTCAAGGCCCCGGTCAACGGCGTCGAGTGTCTGGTACAGGAGCAGGCTCCAGTATTTCGCATTGATCGGGTCTTTGCGGTGGTCCGCCTCGTTGACCCAACGGTCCAGGTGGCGCGAGTGGTTGTCCGGCACGCCGACCGACGTGCACCAGGGACGACAGATGCCGGCGAGCCGGTCGTAGGTCAGCTGGACTTCGTCCTCGACGGTCTCCTCGCCGTGGACGTGCTTCTTGTAGGTGGTCAGGAAGTCCTTCATGTCGTGGTGACCGCGGGACCGCATCGAGTAGTAGTCACCCACGAACTGGTGCTTGGGCTTCAGGGTGTCGAGCGCTCCGCCTGGCGAGAAGGCCAGGTCGTAGGCCCAACGCTCCTGCTCGGCAGCGTGGAAGTCGCCCCAGTAGATGCCGGCGAGAACGCCTTCGTCCTTGACCTGGACCTGACCAGCCTGGACCCTGATGCCGGAATACGGAGCCGGGCCAATGTCCAGGATCGCATCGTCGGCGCCGATCGTCACGTGACGCGGGTACCAGTTGCCCTGGTCATCGACCTCGACCAGGAGCAGGGAGTACGAGTGGAGGCGCTCGGCTTCCTGGCCGGCGTCCTTCTGGATGTAGTTCTTCTGGGTCAGCGTGCCCGTGGAGATGTTGAACTTGACGGCTTCGTCCGGCATGGAGGCGATGGAGGCCCACTGCTTCTTGGCGTGCGGGACGATGTTGGACTTCCGGCCGTTGAGGTCGTGCTTGCCGGTCAGCGGACGCTTGCGCGTCGGGAGGATGTTCTTCGAGCCACACCAGACCAGACCCGGCGCAATCTCCAGGTCGTAATCGACGATGTACTGGAGCGCCATCGGATCGTACCACACCGGGTCCGCATCGGCTCGGCTCGCTGAGCCTTTCTTCACCGAGCGCTCGCCGTACGACGCCTTGTCGTAGGTGAACGTTCCGAGGAATAGGCGTGACTCGCTCTTCGGCCGGGCGCCAAACCATTCCACCATCGCCAGGACGTTCGGCCAAGCAGGGTGCAGGTGCGTGTTGTTCTGAAGGGAGCTGAAGAAGTAGAAGGCCTTGTGGCCTTTCTTCGGGAGAGGGAGCGTCGGGATTTCCGTCGACTCGACCTTACCCCCGGCGACCTTGCCGACCTTGATCTTCAGCCGGGTTTCCGCCAGCTTGAGCCGGTCGGCGTAGGTCTGACGAGGCAGGTTCAGCTCTCGAGCCGCATCGGACTTGGAGCCATAGTTGTCATAGTAGGCCTTGACGGCCGCCTTGAGCTGAGCGTCCGTCGGTGTTTTGGCCTTGGCCATGAATGTCTCCTACTTGTGGATAGCCGCCTGGAACCCCAGCCAGATAGCTGCAATGGCCCCGGCAATGAAGATACCGATGAGCGTGAGCAGACCATGTCGCTTAAGCGCGCTCGTCGTCTGCCGCCATTCCCGGAGGTGGCGGAAGTCGGCCTGCATCTCTGTTGGATTGGTGCTGTCGACGCCCAGACGCAGGAACGCCTCGGTCACGCCCTCGCTGACGATCCTCTTCAGCTCTGACTCAGACAGGTTCAAGACCTTTTCCTCCGCCACGTCAATCACCTTTCTCGAGTTCAGCCGCTGTGGTATCCAGCAGCGTGTTGAGGGCGGCGAGACGCCCCTTGCATGTTTCGTGCGCTTGGGCCAGTCGAAGGGTGAACACTCCGACGTCCTTCTGCGTGTAGTCGCCGTCAGGAACCGGAGGCCGATCAGGACAGCTCTTCAGCTGCTCGGGTATCCTGGGCAGAACCAGGCGCTCACTCGGTGTCGCGCAAGCCGTCAAGAGCACGCTTGAGCACAGGAGCGACAGGACCATCATCTTCTGGAGGCGCATCAGCAACTTCCCGTTCCACTTCCACGATCCGGTCGACCGTCTTGGTCACCGTGACTATCACCTTCTCGGCCTCTTTCGTGCCCTCAGTCACGGCTGCGGACTGCTTCCGCTCCCGTTCGAGGGTGGCCTTGGTCTCGGACAATTCCTTCTCGACGCGGGCCTTGTCGTCCTGGAGGTCCATGATATAGAACACCCCCAGGGCGGCAATGGTCACGGCCCCGATCGCCGCTGCTTGACGCCAGCCGAGCCAGCGATACGCCGCCGCAGCCGCAGCGGCGCCAACGCCGGCTATGGTGAGGTAGGTAGCGCCGTCGGCCAGGGCGTCGAGCAGGTTCATCTAGCCTTCCGCCTTCTTGCGACGGAGCTCTTCGATCGCGGCCTTCACCTCTTTCGGGTCGACGTCAGGCGGCAGCGTCGGGCTGTTGCCGAAGATGGCCACGATGCCGAGCAGGCCGATTACGGTGGTGAACCAGAGGTCCACCATGGCGTCGGAGACGACGATGCCGAAGGTCGCCAGGATCGCTGCGATCCCGCGCCAGGTCGACTGCTGCTTCGCCCGCACGATCAGATACTGGGACAGCGGATGATCCAGCACGGTCTTGACGGCGGCTTTCAGTTCCGCCCACTTTGTCATGATCCAGTCCATCAGGGTTTCCTCACATACGGGGACTTGACACCGCTCTTGAGAAGGGCGTCCAGGAATTGGTGGTGGTAACCGGCAATGTCCGCAGCCCGGTCGGTGCCGTTGATGATCCGGCGAGCGTTGCGCGTGTCGTCCGTGATCTCGTTGAAGTAGCGAGCCAGCGTCTTGCCGGTGAAGGTGCCCTTCATCATCCCGCCAACGAGGATGCGAGCAGCGTTGTCCATGTCGAGGGCGAGGTCCGGCTTGTTGACCAGATCAACGCCGAGCTCAACACTCCACTCTTCGTAGTTCACGCGCCAGGTCAGCTGCACCAGTCCGCGGCCGTAATAGGCATGACCGGTTTCCCGGTCCTCGCGTGCGTACGCACGAGACTTGAGCTTCAGCCTGGCTTCGGCGTCGGTCTTGGCGAAGGTCTCACGGACCGGCTGCATCGTGCGCCCGGTCTCGTGGTAGGCCGTAGCCAGCGAATACGCGACCCAACGCGCGTCATGACCTTCGGGCCATGCGTTCAGGATCGCCGTCAGGCCATCGACCTGGTCCTGCGACAGCTTGCCGCCGAACAGAGTCGTCCTGACAGTCGAGAAGAACATCGCTGCGTTGGGCAGTTGCATGGGCGCCTCTGGGATCGAGGACCCAAAGTGCCGTGTGCGTTGCTAAACGCAAACCTCCAGACCGCTTCTGCCGACGTTACGCCACACGCCTAGAAGAAGAACCGGCGAGCTGCATAAGTCGGGCCAAGGCCAGTATACGCCATGTTGAGGGCGAAGAAGATGTGACTGACCGAGTCTACAACAGAGAAGTCCAGGTCAAACCCGCCGGAGGTGAAAGCGTCGAACGTCGCGACCTCGAGCTGGTCGAAGCTCGTATCGCCGAGCATGATAGCCGTCCCATTGTCTTCCGAGAAGTTGGCCGACTGCGACGGGTCCACGTTATTGCGGTTCCGTATTGCGTAAAAGCCTACTTCCTGCGGGTCGGTCGGGTTCTGGATCAGCGCCATATAACTGGTCGCCGCATCCTCTACCCAGTTGATAGGTGTGTTGATCGTCGTGGCTCCGCCGCCAACAATAAACGAGACTTCAGGCGTGAAGGCCGCGCCGGTGTAGCTCTCAATACCAGTCGAGGTTGGAGTGAGATAGTCATCGAGGTGGAACGCAACTCCCGGCGCTTTGATCGCCAGCAGCGTCAGATACCAGTTTGACATGCTGGCGTCAGGCGTGACGCTATACCCACTGGAGTCGTAGTCGCCGATTACGACACCAACACCATTGGTCGTCGGGTTCACTGTCGCATTCACAAGGCCAAAGATGCGGTTGTCGTAGATGGCCTGCGCTGGACGAGACACTGTCAGCGTCGTGCCCCCTTCACCTCGAGCAAAGCTGCGCTGGGTGTCTGCGCCATCATTGAGGCCGATACCAAAGGTCATCCATGCCCCGCCAGTTGCCGACCCCCCGAGAGCCGTGACAAGAGCGCTGGATGCAAACACGATGTCCGGCTCAAAACCGGGGGCAGTCACGTCTATGGCTGACGTGCCCGTACCCATGTTTTGCTGGTTCAGGTGGACGTCGCAGTCACTACCGCCGAACGCAAGGATCGTGAACCGGATGCTTTGCCCAAGCGAGATGGGCGCGTTATCGAAGTTCAGGTTGACCACGTCAGACCCGAAAGACGTCAGCTGCACATCCCAGTCCTGGGAGAACGTAGTGCCTGTCCAGTACAGACGGGCAACCTGGCGCCTCGTAGCGGTCTGAATGCTGCTATTGTCGTTGATGTTGATGGCGTTTAGGGTCTCGTCGCTCGACGACGTAGCAAAACCTACCTGGAAGTTCGGACCCCCTCGCGCCGCTTCCGTACCAGTCATGACCGCGTCGTTGGCAGGGTCGTGCGAGCAGGCAATCAGGATGATGGCCTTTGGAGTATCTCCTCCCAGGTCCACCGGAACCGCAACGGCGCCTTTGGCCGCTTGGATGAATGTTGCTACTGCGAACGAAGCCATTATACGACCTTGACCCCAAGCAGAGTGATGGCGATGCCCGCCAGGGAGTCGAACGCCGCCGGACAGACAAAGGTGAGGCGATCGCCAGGCGCGAAGGTCACCGTGCCGCCAGCGGTCACGAAGGTCGCCGTCGCCGTGCTTACCGCGAAGGAGATGGTGCCGACAGACGAGCCGTTCTTCTCGACATCGATGTCTACTGTTCCAGTCGCCGCCACCGTCTGGGCATATCCCTGAGAACCGGCCAGGTCATCGGCGAATATCACATCTTCCGCGAAGACATAGGTGAGCTCGGCGTTCTCGTCAAACCCGTCACCCTGGAAGAACGTGGAAACAGTATGGGCGACACTGCCGCCTGAACCGCCACCGAGGGCGATAACGTCGGCGCCGTCGACGTACAGGATGAAGGAGTCACCGTCTTCAATATCGACCGTCAGGCCAGCGCCGCCGGTGACCTGTACCGTAGCCGTCTGACCGGATGTATTCTGCACGGCGATCAGACGCTTGATCGACGCCGGCACGTTGAGGTCGAAAGCCGCGCCAGGCGCACCGGTGAGCTTGAAAAGCAGGTAGCCCCTGAGGTTTGCGCTCGTCAGGGTCGTATCACCGGCCGAGACGTCCACCGACAGGGAAGAGTTGCCGGCATTGTCCAGCGCGATGATCGCGTTGTTGATGGTCACCTCTTTCTGGTTCTGACTGGCAGAGACCTCGGTGATGTTCAGGTTCGGGGAAGCCATCAGGTTATCTCCACAGTCCAGTCATGAGTGAAGCCGCGGCCAGCGATGGTGGACTTCTGATAAACGCGCAGGTAGAGCTCGGTGTCAGCATCCGTGCCGTCGGTGATCCGGTCAGCTGCTGCATAGGTGTACGCCGGAGTCGTGAGGTCTGAAACCGTTCTTACCGGGGTCGTGAACGTGTTGTCCGGATAGATGACCAGGTCGTACAGTTCATCGTCCTCGTAGAGGGGAACAGTTCCAACGCCGTCCAGCAGCTCGCCGCCGATCCGGGTCCGGCGGGACCAGGTAATGTCGGCGTCGCCTGCGGAGTCTTCTGCAAAGACGTTGGTCGGCGCGTATGGCATGAGGTCCCGACCAGTGAAGGTGAAACTGGTCGAGAGGGCCTGGTCGAACGTCTGGCCGAAGGTCGGCGCCTTGTACAGGAAGGACACATCCAGCGACGCGTGCGGCGTGCTGAACCGGCCGAGAGACGCCTCGGTCAGGACGATAAAGGTCTCGCTCGCCGTGTGACCGGTGCACATCGTGTCGGTTCCCCGACGGCCCCGAAGCAGACCGGTCAGCTCATACTCGCCATCACCGACCGACGTGACCGTAGTCCACTGGACCACTTCCACCTCGCCGTTGGCCTTGATGAGCACGCCGGCGTTGGCCCCGTTCATGACTTCGAGTTCTGTGGCCGTGGCCAGATCATCACCGCCAGCAACCATGACGACGGACAGGGTGTTCACGTTGTCCGTATGCCAGGGGCTCAGAGGATCGCCCAGAGCGACCGTGGTGACTCCCCAGGCCGCGTCGTCGACAATCTGGTTCACTTCCGACCAGGACGCACCGTCCGGAGACCTGCTGAGCTCGGCGCCAGGCCAGACTCCCTGGCCATAGTTCGAACCGACCCAGTAAGACCTGGAGGCAAAAGTGTTGGAGTCCGCGTCCGTCAGGAGCGGGCTATCGATCAGGAACATAGCCGTCGGCCCGACGACAGGGATGCCGCCGGCATTGCCATCCGAGCCGTCCGAGACGACTGTGGACACGTACTGGCCGGCGTTCTCCCTGGTCAGGTCACTGGCTTCGAGGCTGAAGTCGCCGCCAATATCCAGGTCACCGAAGCGACCCCGGAACGTGAACCCGGTGTCCAGTTCAACTGTGACCACATCCGCAGGCTCGAGCGCCAGACGACCCCAGTGCAGGCGGAACGAATAGCCAGAGCGCTCCATCCACCGGGTGAAGGCGATCTTTTCGGCTGTCTGCTTGGCGAAAGTATACTCCAGCGCGGCGCCGGCTTCGATCTCTTCCTGCTCGTAGCTCTGGACCGTAGACGTCGGGCCCTGAATGCGCTTGAAGGACACGGAGCCGGGGTTGTAGTCGAGGTCCGGGTCCATGAAGCCAATGGTCACCGTCGCCGGCAGCTCGAGCTCCTGTTTGATCGTCTCTTCGTACTGCTCGGGGCGATCGTTGGTCTTCTGGATGAACTCCTGCTCGGTGATCGTAACCGACGGGGAGTCTCCGCGCTCGCGATAGAATATCTTCCCGTCGCGCTCGACCGGATCAAAGAAGAACAGTTGGGACAGCGGTTCCAGCACCGACTTGACCGACGTCGTGTTGTCGACCACGAACCCGTTCACGGTGCCGGTCAGGTCCGATACATCGAAGTCCACGCCTTCTTCGAGGCCAACGCGCTCGGACAGGGACGTGATGATGGTGGCGACCTCTACGTCGACCGCTCCCGACGGTCCGAGCTGAACGCGCTTGATGAAGTCGTCGCCGGTTCCAATGTAGTTGATGAAGAGGCAGTTGGTGGCGTCGTCCCAGACGAACTGGCCATCCCCGAACTCGTGGAACGCTCCAATGGCGTCGCCATTGAAGTACGGGTCGACTTCCCCGGTAGACACGTTGATCTTCGCAAGGTACTGGCCGCTTCCTGCAACCAGCGCCCAGGAGTCTCCGCCGATCCGGTGGCCACTCTCGAAGTTCTCAAGCGACGGACCAGGGACCATGTTGGCGCTGAGGTCAGTGACCCAGAGGGTGTTGCCTGCGCTATCCAGCTTAATCACGAAGTTGCCGACGTCGGTCTGGCCCCACATGAGATAGCCTTCCGACACGGGGTCGCATGCTGCATCCCAGCCTGCCGGGCTGAACCAGTCGAACGCCGTGGCCGTCGGGTGTACATCCGACGGGGCCAGAGTCCGGATCACAGTCCGTCTGAGGCCAATCGGGTTGGAAGAGTCGTACGGGTCGGGAGAGTTCTTCAGGACCTGCAGCTGGTAGACCACGGCGGACGTGGTGCTCAGAAAGCCATAGTATCCAAGGCCCGAGCCCGCACGCGCGGCCGCGAACTTGATGTACCCGCCGTCCGCGAGTCCTGCAAAAGCCCCGGCCGGGGTGAGCGAAGGCATGACATGCTGGCGCCAGTTTGCCTGGAAGGTGCCGCCGAAGCCGAAGTGATACCTGGAGATGAACATCTCGTACAGGCCATCATCTGTCTGCAGCGACAGGACGTTGCCCTGGTATCCGATTGCCTCGGTCGTGTTGTTGTTGACGGTGTTCCGCGTTTCGACTCCGCCGCTGATCGGGTTGACGATCACATCATCGTTCCCCTCACGGCCGACCAGTTTGCCGGACACCTGGCTCACACCGTGAATATCGAAGAACGGAAGCTTCCCGATCACTTCCATCGTGCTGAGCTGGAGGACATAAATCCCGCTGCTGTCCGCGGCCGGAAAGTACGCGCGGTTCCGTTCCCAGTCGACTGTACCGTTGTCCAGCGTACCGCCGAGAGGTCCGGTCAGGAGGGTCGTGACTTCCATACGATCGGCGTCATCGGCGGGATCGGCGAAAGCAATTTCAGCGGTGAACGCCGGCGGACGGTTCCCGAAGTCCTTGAGCGGCATACGCTCGATGACCAGATACACCATCCCGCGATGCGCCGGGGCGTCGCCACGGTCGAGCTCGATGGCAGGGTCCGGCAGCTGGTCTTCGGTTCCACGATAGAAGCGGAAGTTGAGGCCATCCTTGACCCCGAGACCAGCACCGGTCTTCTGGGAATAGATGAGCTTGCCGTCAGCCCACAGCTGCATGAGCTGCGCCGCTTCGCCTTCGGCAAAAGCAATGGCGCAGGTCAGGAAGTAGTTGTAGGTGACGTTGGTGTTGGTGACCTTGCCGCCGCCCTTGCCGCCCTGGCGAGTAGTCGAGGAGACCTTCTCTTCCTCGAGTTCCTTGGCCCAGATGATGTTGCCTTCCAGGCGGCAGGTCCCGAAGCCGATCGGGAGAGGCTTGCCGTACGCGGAGTCGGACAGCGTCCGGCTTTCCAGACGCGGTCCTTCATTGCGGGTCTTGATATTTGGTGCACCCATGCGCTAGTCCTCCACGCCGGGATACTGGAAACAGGCAACTCGTTTCGTGAGCCAGGCGCCAGTCAGAGGCTCCTCGACTACTTGCTTGCGCACGATGAACGAATGGACGATATGGAGCTGACCGCGCTTCTCGGAGACGATGGACGTGTGACAGGGATATGCCCCCTCCCGCAGTACCATGATGTCTCCGGCCTTGGCCTGACTTACAGGCTTCTGCACGCCTCCGCCTTCCGTGAAGAAGTGCAGGAACGCGCTTCCGTCCGGATAGCGCTGGTAATCGCTGCGGTCGTAGGCGATCAGCCCGAGGTTGTTGCCAACACAGATGACCAGACCAGCGCAGTCGATGCCATTGCGAGTGCGACCCTGGTGGACCCACTTGGTCCCAAGGTAGCTCCTGGCTTCCTCAACGATTTGCGCCCTGGTGGCCATCTGTCTAGCCTACTTGGAGTCGGGGTAGCGTCCGAGCCAGTCACGGCCAGGAAGATACGGCTCCCCGCGGAAGTTGATGCCGTTGCCTTCGTCAAAGTTCACGCTGTCTGCAAGCGCCCACTTTGCCTTGCATGTTGAGTACCGTTTGTCGCAGCCCGGGTAAACCCTGAGCCTATCCCCGACCTGTATGTTGAACGACATGGGCATGAACAGGGTGAGGGTGCTAGAGGACTGTACCCAGTCTTTGATCTCCATGGCGGCTCCGGTGTTGTCTCCGGACTCCCAGACAACTGCTCCCCCGTTAAACCAATCGTCAATCGCACGGCTCTCGGTGATCGTGACTGTGAAGCCCTGGTTGTCGACCACCGTGGCGACTACCGCGTGACGTGTCCACGCCTCGTAGGCCTTTAGGACTGCCGTGCCGTCTGTAGTCGGGTTGCCGGGAGTCTCGTCGTATGTCGGAGCCGACCCAGCGGTCGTTCCGGCCGTCGTCACCTCATAGATGCGATTCTCGTACTGGGCCTGACCAAGAGCTGCGCCATCGGTCACGACGACGTAGAACTGCCCAACGGTGACAGCCTGGTTGCGCCCGAGGACCGACGGGGCGATAGGGACCTTGCACCGGGAAGACCCGAGGTCAACCCGGCATTCTGGCTGAACCCTGTCGCCGACCTTCTGGGACAGCGCCTGCTTGAGTCCACGCAGCTCGGCGGTGAACCGGCCGGACGGAGACATACGGACTTCCCCCAAGAAGCCCCGCTTGAGGATGATCTGGCCTTGCGACGTGTCCTGGTGGTTCACGGCCGTAATGGTCAGCCTGGCGCCATCGAACAGTCCGCCTTTGACGTCTTCCATCGGAATGGCGTCGTCGGAGAAGAACCCGATCAGGTCCAGGTTGTCGGTCGAGAAGTCCGGCGAGCACTTGATGGCGGTGCGCTCGAAGCCGGAGGAACTGACGTACACATCGCCCGAGATGGTCAGGTCGACGTCGTGGTCGGTGAAGAAGAACTCCGTGCCGTCCCGCCGGATGATGTACCAGCAGGTCGCCAGGGAGGTACACTCTTCAAGGAGATGGGTAGCCAGTCCAGACGGAACCGTGCGCATCAGACAGCATCCTCGGGCCGCAGCTCGAGTACCTGAAACGACGGAATAGCGCCGGCGTCAAAGTGCTGGAGGGTGATGTCGAAGTTATCCCGGTCGAAACGGACAGGGACGTCGAACTCGCCTTCCCATTCGATCACATGACCATTGGTGCCGGGCGTCACGAAGGTCACGACGCCAGTGTTGTAGTCGATCGAGTAATGGGTCGTCTCGGTCAGGAGGACGTTGTTCCGCCAGATGGACACCGTGCCGTCTACGGGCTTCGTGATGGTCCGGACGTAGCTGTATCCGTCGTCATCCTCATAGGTGCTCGTAAGCTGAAAGGTCAGGTCCGAGCCATCCGCCGTCGCGAACTGCTGGCGCGCGACTTCGAAGTCCGACCAGTCCTTGAACCTGAACCCGAAGGCCCGGCCTCGCCTGGCGTAGAAAAACTTGAGCACCCGCGTGAAGTCCACCTTGGACTGGATGCCGTAAGACAGGTCCCACGAGCCACGGGATTGCGACCAGTCCTGGTTCCGCTTTTCGGAGCCGGACTTCAGGGTCACCACGGTCGTCTTGAACCCGGGACCGCCTTGGGCGCCGCGTTCCACATCGTCTGGGAGTCTTGCGTTGTGAAAGCCCATGTTTATTTCCTACTGTTTGCTCGACGGAGGCGACCCTCTGCACGAGCATCCATCTGGCCTTTGGAGGCGTTGAAGGAGTCAGCATCAGGCGTCTGAATATACCAGTTGTTCTGGACACGCATGCCACCGTCCCCGACAGACTCTCCGTTGTTGATACGCTCAAGCGTTCCACGGTTCGCCTTGGTGGCCGCGGCGTTCACGACGAACTCCCCGTTGGACAGCTTCTTGTTGCCCGCCAGGATCGAGTCCGTGCGCGACCCGCCAGCGCCTTGCACCAGACCGCCATCCATGTAACCGCCCGTCGGGGTGGCCCGGATTTGAGCGACGTTCGCCAGACCAGCGACGACGGCGGCAGCGGCGGCGGCAGCGCCGAGAGCAGGACCGACGTACGGAATTCCGGCCATGGCCGCATAAGCCGCGTTGGCAGCCTGATACGTATTGACCAGCGCCTGAGCGACCGCAGCGGCTTTACCGATGGCGGCGATCTTGGAGTTGCCGGACTTCTGGAGTTGAGCCAGGGTGCCGAAGAACTGGTCAGCTTTGTCCAGTTGTTGCTTCTGGACGTTCTCCCGAACCTTCTGGATGGCCATCTGAGCCTGTTGCTCGTCGATGACGTTCTTTGCCCGGAGCTCGGCGATCCGCTCATAGAGCTTCTGCTCGTTTTCCAGGTAGAAGACCGAGGTGTCGGTGTAACGCAGGGCCGCCTCGACCGACGCGTTGATGGCGTTGACCTGCTGTTGCTCGAGCTCGATACGCTGGCGCAGTATCTCGTTGGCAGCGATGTCCTGCGTGATCTTCGCCTTCTCGGCTTCGGACAGGCGACCCTGGCTTTCAATCTCCTGCTCGGTGAGGCCGAGGTTAGACTGGCGCAGGTCGTCGCGCAGCTGCTTTTCGATCTGCATGATCTTGATCGCAGCAGCCCGGGCTTCTTCGTTCAGGTACAGGACATTGCGCTCGTTCTCGAGGTCCATGATTGCACCACCGACCAGGGCTGCGCGCGCTTCGGCGAGGTCCTTGATCGACTGAACGCGACGCTCTTCCGCGTCTGCTGCGTCCTTGGCGGCTTGCGTGGCGGCGTCTTCCGCGGTCTGCAGGGCGTTCTTCTGGATGATGAGTCCAGCGATGACCTGACCTTGAGCCGAGTACCGATCCTTAAGGGGGTCGAGTCCCTGAGAGATGAGCTCTTCCGCAATGTCCCGCTCATTGCCCTGGGCGATGCCAAGGAGCAGGACCTGGTCACGAAGCTTTTTGACCGCTTCCGCTTGGCCTTCACGGGCTTTCGCCGCGGCTTCCTGGGCTTCCTCGGCGGCGCTGAGGTTGTAGACCTGAGCGACCAGCGAACGGATTTGAGCAGCGGTTTCTGTGGCGCCGTCTTTCACAGGGTCCAGACCGGCGGCGACGAGCGCGGCCATCTGCTCGCGAGCCAGACCGGCCGGAGTACGCAGGACGATCAGCTCGTCGCTCAGGCTCTTGAGCGCCTTCTCGGAGGACTTGACGGCGTCAGCTCCGCCGCTCAGGGTCGTAGCGGCCTTGTCCACTTCGCTCACGAAGGCCGTGAGAGGAGCGGCTTTCAGGGTGTCGATGCGGTTCTGCAGGTCCGTCAGAGTTCCTTTATATCCCTGCAGCGCAGTGATGGCGTTGTCCATCACCTGCTGGGTCTGGTTGCCGCCAGTAAAGAAGTCTACGACCTGCTGGCCTCCGGAAGCGCTCAGGTCAGTCTGGGTCTGCTTGATGAGGTTCGCGCGCTCGGCCTGGACGCGTTCCAGTTCCTGGGTGAGTTCATCCAGCTGTGCGACCTGGCGCGCACGCGCGAGGCCGAGTATGGCGCCGGACAGGCCATCGACTTCTTCCCGGGTATCGCCCAGCGCCGTAGCGGCTTTGGCCGCCTGGTCGGGAAGGTCTTCGAAGATTTTGACCCCGTTGATCTCCGCGATCCGCTCGCCAACGTTCTCGATGACCGTCTTGGCCCGGTCGGACGACTTGTTCATGAGGTCGATGGCAGCAGTCGCACGCTCGACGGCGCCCTGGAACTGCAGGAAGCCGGCGGTCACGACACCGAGGGTGATGATGAGAATGCCCAGAGGCCCACCGGCCAGGGTGAAGGCCAGACTGAGCAGACGTCCAGCCGTCGTGGCCGCTCCGCCAAGAACCAGCAGCGCAGCCGAACCAGTACCCGCCGTCGTAGCCGTGAGGGCAATGGCGGCTGTCATCGCGCGCAGCGACGGGATGACACTGCCCACCGCCACCTTGGCCATGGCGACCATCGAGACAATCAGACGCGAGGTGATAACGATGGCGACGATGCCGAGGATGTTCGCCAGCGTGTCCAGGTTTTCCGCCAGGAAGATGATGAGCTGGCCAAGAGAACGGGTGATGCCGAGCGACGCGTCGGCCTCGCCAACGAACTTGACGAATTCGTTCTGGGCGACCTGGAGAGACTGGCTCAGGGTCGGAACGGTCTTGGCGAAGCCTTCTTCCACCGACTTCTCGGCTTGCTTGAAGGCCGACAGGATGATCTCCGCGGTGATGGCTCCTTCGGCGCCCAGTGCACGCAGCTCTCCACGTGTGACACCCATCCCTTTGGCGATGATGTCGGCGACCACGGGCAGCTGCTCGAGCACGGAGCGCAGTTCGTCGCCGCGCAGGGCGCCGGACGACATACCTTGGGACAGCTGGATCAGGGCGTTCGAAGCTTCCTGCGCCGTGGCGCCGGACAGGATGATCGCCTTGTTCAGGGTCTCCGTAAACTGAATGAGCTGGTTCTGCGTGACCCCGAGCTGCTTGGCGTTGGTGGCCAGTCGGGAGTAAAGTTCGGCCGTGGCCTCAAACGACGCGCGCGAGCGTTGGGCGACGTTGAAGAGCTTCTCGGTCACGATCCCGAGCTGGGCCTGACCATCGGTCACAGTGCGGAGACGGTTCTGGACCCGGGTGTACGTTTCGGCCAGGTCGGTCAGGCCTCGTACCAGGACCCCGACTCCGATACCAGCAAAAGTGCCGGCAATCAGGTTACGGGTCCGGTCTGCAGCAGCCGAGACGCCCTCGAGCTGCTGCTTGACCTGCTGGGCGCCCGCCTTCACATTGGACGGGTCCAGTCTGACCTGGATGTTATACTGAGCCACGGGGTGAGTCGCCCCTTACTTTCGTTTGCGTTGGACCGGTCCAGTGTCAGGCGTCGCCGTAGCAGCCTGGGCTTTCTTCGCCTCTTCGGAGTTCCAGTGAACGTACTCTGCGTCCATGGCTCTGATGACGGTGACGAACGGTGCGAGCATATCATCGTCGAGACCGAAGCGCAACCCGTACTCGATGATGGCAGTCCAAGGAATTGGCCCCATGCCGTTTCCGAAGGAACGACAGGTGCTCAACTCCCAGAAAGCTTCAAGGTAGAAGGTGTCTCCGGGGAGTAGCTCAGGCTCCTCCAGAAACCAGTCGGGGAGGGGACGGCCCTTGCGTTCCGCCGCCTCCACCGAAAACCCGTCGCGCCTGAGCCGTAGCTCCCAGGCTAGACGGGCTGCTAGTTTTTTCCGTGCTGCTCGGTCGTCGTGACGTCGAGGCCATCGGCGAAGTTCGTGGGCGTTCCGCAGAAGTTGCGGAGGTCATCGAAGATGAAGTTGTCGATGGCACCCAGGAAGTCGGCGCAGTCCTGCGAGGAGAACGGAACGTCCTGGCCGTCTTCGCCGACCACATCCTTCCAGCCGACGATGACGTGCACCGGGTAGAGGTCCCGGTCTTCGTTGCGGTTCTCGGCGATGGTGGCGGCGTCGATCCGACCGGCCTGGACTTTGCGCTGGAGACGCGCGGAGCGCTTCAGGAGGGCGTTGAAGTAGCCCTTGTTGATCTCGCTGGCCGGTTTGACGATCATCGTCGGGGACTTCCCGTTGACGGTGATCTGGTGCATGGTGTACTCAACGGTCTTTTCGGCCGTGAGGTTCGCCGACTTGATGTGGCCGAACTTCGACATGGTCTGTCTCTCCTGGACTGATGACGGGACGCACCCGTATGGTCTGGCCAGGATGCCTTGACTCCCCGGCCTATAACACCCCTGTTTACATTCCCCTCAATCCGGCGTATAATGAGCCATGGCCAAGAACGGCCATGATGTTTGACATGGAGACAGTTATGCCCAAAGCTATGGGAGACCGTGGTGACGACGAGCGGGTCTGGATCGAGCTCGAATACCCCAAAGACGGGGACGATGATCTCGGCAAGAAACGGGCTAAGCTCGCCAGCCGGATGCTCGACCGTTTGTCGCCTCCGGAGCGTCCGGGGCAGGACACCTTCTGGTGGCACTCAACCAAGAAGGCGTATTGCGTGACCATCGACGCCGCCGGCGGGTTCCTCGTGTGCAACGATCACGGACACTGGTTCCGTCTCTCGCACCTTGGTAGGGAGTCGTAGCAATACGTGATAGGCGCCCCCATGTATATCGTGGGGGCGCCAGCGTATGCTTTCTCCATCAGCAACGGAGACTCCCATGCTTATCTATGACGTCCCGACGGACCAACTTGAGAAGCGCCTCGAAGCGAAGCGCGCCGAGTTCAAGGAGCCGGGCAAGACCCCGGTCGAGAAGTTCCGGATCGCCTCCGACTGCTCGGTCATTGTCACCGCCATAAACTGGCGCAAGCGCTGGATTGACAACAAGCCGCAGTAACCCCCAACTGCGTAACGAGGAAGGCCCGCGGATTGCTCCGCGGGCCTTCTTTTCGTACTCTACAGAGTAGTGGCGGAGGCTTAGCCGAGACCGCCCGGGAAGACCGACACGCCGATGGACGTGCCGAAGGTCGCATCACCGAAGGCTTGCGCCGTCGTGTTGATGAGCCCCTCCTCGTTGACGGGGAACTCCCGATCGCCGCCGCCGATCGTGAGCGAGGGGATGTCCACCGCGATCACTCCAC